CCTTCAGGAGAAACAACATATACTCATCCTGGTCTTGATGAACATACTTTAGGTTATTTAAGTAATGACCCTACTCAAGCAGCTTTTATACCTGACCAAGGGACAAGTCCATCTGCTGCTAGTACACCTCCTTACTCATCTAATGTATATCCTAAAAATTATTATGTACCTGAGTTACGAGGTAAGCCAACTCCAGGAAATATGCCTATATCATTTAGGAATATAAATCAGGGTGGTGTAATGGTTGGGTACTTAAATAATGATGTATCTCAGTATGAGAATGAGAAACAGAATATGATAAATAAAGCAACTAACAGTGCTAATGATTATGTTAATTCAACTTTCGGAGAAGAAGGTTTAGCATTCTCAAATGGAACTATGGATTACAACTTTAAAAACTATGATAAGATTAATACAATTACACAGGCATTAAAGTATGAAAGTCTTTTAAATGATATGTTACATAACAATCAACTTGGTGGATTTAATTATGAGTTACTTGGTGGTGATGTGGTTCTTCATAGATTACAAGTACATGAAATAGACCAACATGCTAAATTTTATAGTACTCATCCTAAACTACCTGACGAGTTATTAGTATTTGATGGCTTTGATTATGTACATCAGCCAGGAGGTTTTCCTTTGGGAAGAAGATGGGTTACTGATATGAAAGGTAACATAGTTTCAATGATTACCTATGATGGTACTAACGCTACTGGAACATCACTTCAAGGAGATGATTTAAAGAAACATCTTAGACAGAAAGATTTTAAAGATGTGGGTAGTAATATGGAGGATGACTGAGAAAAATAACGTGGACATAGGAGGTTTTGATATAAATGAAGTAGCATATAATCAATTACCTGTAATAGAAGAAACAGATGATGATGTAGATACTGATGAAGTTATATTAGATAGACCTCCAATAGATGATGATATTCCATTACCTGATAGAGTAAAGATATCTCCTTTTAAAATCAAGTCTGAACATAGCACTGCACTATTTAATAGTGATGATGTATTCAGTACTGAAAAGTGGGCATTTAAAGATACTGAATCCTTCTCATTTGGATTACATAAGAATATAGATAATCATGGTATATCTATAAACATGGATATATCTCCTAGTAATTATTTAGTGGAAGGTAAAGACCCTCGTATTAAATCAAAACCAAGTACTAATCCTGATGACCCTGAAGGAACTATAATAAGGGATAGAAGTATTTTATATAGAGATACAATGGATATGCTATGGGAATATATGTTAGGTTATAATACTGAATACCCTGAATCTTGGGCATCTGCATTTAAGAACACAGGACAAAGTGCTAGTTGGATTCCAACAATTAACATGCTTGGCACTTCAACAGGTATGGGATACATTAAACAAGACTTTAATAATCTTGAATGGAATGCTTCTTTAAAATCATTAGATGATAGCAGAGAAGGAAGGCGAGACTATTTAAATTATCTAATATTAGGAAAGCCTGTAGGTAAATTAAATGAGAATGGTAAGTTAATAATAACAGGTATGCCTAAAGATACAACTGCAAGTGTTGCTTTATTTGACGCTTTAACAAGTATAGGTAATGTAACTTATCAAGACTCAGGAGACCCAAATGCAGAAGGTTTAAAGAATATGTATGCTATGATGTATGCTATTGAGAATCCTGCATGGATGAATCACTTAGTTATTAATGAGCCTCAAAAATTAAGAGACGCTGGTATTGATTTTGATGACGAGTGGGTAGATTGGTATGTAGATAAAGTAGCTGAAGTAGGTTATATGAATGTAGATAAAGGTAAGTGGAAAGTACAGAAAAGTAAAGATGGTACTATGAAATTAATTAGAAGGAGGAAATAATGTCAGAGAAGTATTCAAGTGAAGACCTACTATTTGATAGTAATGATAACACTAATACAGGTATTAATGATGAACTAGTTCTTAATGAGGAAGATATATTATTTGATGATACCAATCCTAATCATATTAATACACATCAAACTAATTATACTGAACAGAAAAGTAAAGGTATGGATGACTATCGTATATTTGTATCAGATAAAGATTACACTTGGTATCAAGATATGAAGAACAGTGCTTTAAATTCTACTTATGGTATGTACTTGGGAGCTACTGCTGTTACTGACCAACTGACAGGAGGTTATCTTGGACATGACCACCAACAGGTAAGAGAGAAGAAGGCTGATTTTTATTATGAGTATCCTTATGATATGGATTCTTTTGCATCTAATTTAGGTTCATTTACTTTAAACCTTTTACCAACAGCAGGTGTATCATGGGGTGCTAGAGGATTACAAAATGCAGGTAGGGTGACATCTGCAGCTTGGTTACAAAATACTTATTTAGGTACTATGTCTTATGTATCTGCAGGGCAAGGTATATCAGCTGCAAATGAATTTGAACTTTTAAAACAAGAACAAGACCCTAATTATAAAATGCCTGAGTTTACAAAAATAGCAACTGGAGTTGGGTATGGTTTATCTACACTTATAGCTGAGAGATGGTTACTTGAAGGTTTCAATGCTAACTTAATGCCTGATAAATCTTTATTGAATAGATTAGGTAAAGCATACCTACAAGGAGACCATAAAAACTTTAAGCAATATCTTAGATTAACCATACAGGATATGAACGCTATTGGACTTATAAATGCTAGGGAAGAAGGCTCGGAACAAATTTTACATAATATGGTAGACTTCTTTGCTTATGATAGGAGAATAAGTCATCTATGGGAAAACGTATTAACGTCTTATGGGTATGGTTATTTAGCTGGTGGTATTCTTGGAGCTCCTAATACTATTATAAGAATGAACAATGATTCTAAATTAAAAGAGATAGCTAATAAAGATGGGATATCTATTGGAGAGTTATCAAATAGGATAATGAACATTGCTTCTCCTGAGGAGATTAAAGTAGCTGAGATGTTTGAAGGAGGTGTGGATTATCTTATTGATAAATATGAAGAGTGGAATAAGTTACAACCTTGGGCTCAATCATCAGAGGCTTTTCAAAATGAGAAACTTAAATTAGATATATCATCAGATAAATTATTAGGTAATCTTATTGGCGATACTAAAATAAAAGATATAATGGATAAAGGAGAGTTCACATTAATTGATAGAGAGTTTGGTGTAGGTTTATCAGGTGGTAATGTAACAATTAAGTTCCATAAAGATATGAGTATAGATGATATAAAGAAAGCTTTAACTGTTGCAGCTTTTATACATCATAAAGCTCCTAAATATTTTAAGACAATGAATGGTATAAACTTCTATAAGAGTTGGCCTAAGCCAATGGGTGAGTCATCAAGTACTATGGGATTCTATACAGCATATGATACTGTAGACCCTAGGGCAGGTTATGTTAATGTAAAACTAACTGACGACATGGATTTACACGATAGACCAATGGAGCATATTGTTAATACACTAACACACGAGATGTTACATAATAGAGATTTCTTAAAATATGGTAGAGAAAAATTTGAAGAACAATTTAAGATATTAACTGATGGTCCTTATAAAGGTATGTATAGTTGGCAAAACGTACCTTGGGATGAGTATAGAAAAGTTAAGGGAGAAGCTAGAGCTTTCAAGATTGGAGCTACTGCAGGTAAATCTTTTAAACAATTTGTTGAAGCACTACGTAAGCAGATAATAGAAGAATCTGAACTTAGTGGTAAAAAGATTGAGGATGTTCAATTAGAACTTACTCAAGATATAATGAAAAAGTTAGATGAATTATGGGCTATGTATAAAGAGAAAGGGATACCTACAAATGCTTTCATTGAAGACATACATCAAGCTACAGGTAACACATCATTAACATCAGATTGGTTACAAAATCAAGTTAATAAAAATAATGTTATATGGGATTTACAACTACTCAAATCTCAATTAAGACCTAGGTTTAAAGATATGGAGAGTACAGAATTTGATATAGCTATGACGTTAGTAGAGCAGTGGGCGATATCATCAGCATCTAAACTAACAGCATTTGGAACACCTACTACTCCAAATGAAATTATATCTAATTGGTTAGGAGGTCTTAAGAAAGGAGCTGCGAGAGGACCTAGTGTTAGGAAGGATGGTAAGATAATATTAAGTGGGTTACAGAATGGTACATTTGAAGATTTGATGACATCATTAATGCCCTTGTTTTTAAAGTCAACTGTAGGTGACCATCTTAAAGTTCTTGAAGATTGGGCAGGTGTTAAGAATGGTAAATGGACAAAGAAGAATTATAATAAATTAGCCAAAGGATTATTACGATACCTTAGGACTAATAAAGTATCTAACTCTAAACAAAGAGAAGTATTTGAAGGATTAGCAGATGATGTTAATAACTTATTTATTAATTTAAATAAGTCTATATTAGATGGAATCGTTATGACTAAGGACGTACGTCAGGCTTTTACAGATATGGTAGCTCGTAATGATATTGAAGCTGATATGTCTAGTTTTAATAAATTTAAAAATAGATTTAATTTAATGGAAGTTACTTGGTTTAAAGATATTATAAGTTACTTTGATGTTGAAGCTCCCTTCAAATACTTAGGTGCTAGTAAGACAGGATTCGCAATTAAGAATTACTTCTCTCACATTAATCATAATATTAAAATAGGTGAGAAATTAGTAGGAGATATATCTGCTTTACTTGGACATGATATGAAACTTATTAGAGATTTTATATTAGCATTTGAGACACCATCTAAATATGAAAAGCTTAAGAGTACTTTAAATGAAACACAGCAAAATCAAATGGATGAAGCGTTAAAATTATTCCACGACTTTTGGACAAATTCATTAAAGCAACTTAAGGAAGCAGGTATTCTTCAAGACGGATTTGTAGAAAATTTAAAAGAAAAGATTGCTCAACAGATACTTGATATACAAAGTCAATTAGAAGAAGCTCCTACTATTAAAGCATCTGATAAAAGTAAATTAGTAGAAGAACTAGATTATCTTAATGATGTATTTAAAATGCTTGAGGAAGATATGAACTATGTACACATCCCATTACACTTCCTATTAGAAAGTCAATTAGATAAAATAGTTAGAAAGGAATCTTTAGAGTCTGCAGGTAAGGGTAAAAGTTTTAGAGAGTTAATGAAGCAAAGAAGAAAGACTATTAAAATACAAGACCTTATTGATGAAGGTATAATAGACTATGAAGATATATCCTTATCTAAAATAATGTTATCATATATAAAAAGATTCTCAAATGATATGGCTATACATGAGATAATTAAAAGTGCTAAAGAAGAAGGTTTATTCTTTTATGAAAATGAAGAGAGTGAACTTAAGAACAACTTTGCTGTTATATCTACAGAAAGTCCTGTAAGGCAATTCGCAGGAGGTAGTATTCATCTTACATTATATAATTATCTAAATGAGATAGGTAAGTTAACTAATGAAACTGAACTGAATCGTACTTTTGATAACGTACTAGCTGCAGGTAAGATGGCTACATTTGCTTATCCTCTTTTCCTACCTATGTATGATGTGATACAACAGATGATGTTAACTAATTGGGCAAAACCTTTCAGTAATATGAAAGCTTGGGTTGAAGCGATAAAAGATTGTTTACACTATACACCTGAATACTTAGAAGCAGAAAGATTAGGAGTTAGGTCTACACCTTTTGGTAATCCATTCCAAGATGATATGGACTTTTATGAAGCAGCTGAAAAGAATGGCTCAATGTTTTTATATAAACCTATTGCTATGATATATAATTCTGTAAAAAGAATGGATTTTACTCTTTCAAATAATGTTGTTGTTCAAGGGTTTAAAGGATTATACCAATTAGCATTTCATACTGCATGGACATTAGATGGTTTGATTCGTCAAGCTTCTTATAGGATGTTATTAAGAGAAGGTTATACACCAAAAGAAGCAGCTGAGTTAGCCGCTAAGTTTCATGGGGATTATGCAGGTGTTCCAGCAAAAACCAGAAGAAGTTTAAATAGAATTTTCTATACACCGACATTTAAAATAGCTATGGGTAAGTTATATCTTAATATGGTTGAGGGATTAATAGTGTCTCCCAAACATATTAAAAACTTATACTTAGGTAAGAATACTGATGATACGCGTAAGGCATTTAAGTATGGTACTGGTGCCGTTCAAGTATTCGCTTTAACCCAGGCTTTAAGTATGTTAATGAAATCTTTAGGATATAAAGAAGAGACTTGGGGAAGACGTTATATTAAAGAACATATTGAGAATGAAATAGGAGAGCCTCAAGATTTAGTTGTTACATTTTCTAATCCCTTTAATATTATACAAAGATTCTATGAAAGGTTTGATAAGATGGCTCAACCTGACGCTGATGTTATGATAAAAACTGTAGATACTTGGAAGTGGGAATTCCATCCTTTGTATAGGACAATGCAGGAAGCTATGAGAGGTATTGATTCAGGTGGTAACCCATTATATCTTACAGGTGCTAATAATACTACTAAGATGTGGAAGAGGGTTGAACATGTAGTATCAAGTCTTGTTAAAATGACAGGTATTTTAGGTAATGAAACTAAGACAGATGCTCAGACTAAATATGCTAAACAAAAATTCCATGAAGATTTTCCTCAAGCATTAAAGTGGATGGCTCATGTGATAGATGTAACTTCATTTAAATACTTATCAGATACTGGTGTAATTAGAGATAAGAAAAGATTAGAAGGGGAGCTGGCTGAACTTGAAATATCTATAAAAGAATTAGAAAATATATATCTTGAGAATTTAAAGATATCAGAAGATATAAGACCTGCATTTCCTATGAAAGAATTATATAAGGTATTAGATGAATGGTCAGGTACTGTGGAAGAGTTGTCTTATATAATATCTCAACATGACTTTGTTAATAATCTTTTACCTGCAGGATTTGACATAAGGCAACCATATAAAAAACATAGGAATTTATTATATCCGTATGAGTCTATGGATAAATATTTAAAAACAGGAAATCAAACAATGGAACTTCTTCAGAACCCACAAGGAGATTCTTTTAGAAAACCTGCTACGAGCTCTGAAGAATTTGACCCTAGTGATATATTGTTTGATACAAATGACTTATAGGGCTTTGTTCATTTTATGAACATAGTTCTATGGCTTTTTGTTATAAGTAATTATACATTCCTTTGAGTTGTACTTTAAGGTACAGTACTTCATAGCACTTAATGTTGCTAATATTTTTTGTAATGTATCTTGGTCAGCATCATAGTAATATGTTTCTAATAGAGAAGAGAATGTCATTGTACCGTTAGTTGCTATCGTTGCCATAACTCTCGCCATGACATCCGCTGTTTCCATTTTACCAACACCACTAAAGGTGTAAGGCATTTTCTTCTCTGTCTTTCCTAGAATTTTTAATGCCCTGTCTAAATGTTTATCAGTAATTACTTTACTATCCCCTTCACTAGCAGATAATATAATACATAATTTAAGTACATGATTAGGTCTACGTTCTATATACCCACTAAATCTTAAGTCTTTAAATGGAGGGTTATCTTCTTGAGCAGTATACCATTCAATCCATTTGTCTAAAAACTTTTTGGTTATCTTAAATTCTCCTGATAACATACCTATCTTTTCTAAATCAGTTACTAACCATTCTCTTAATTCAACTTCTTCAGGAGATAGGAACGGAGCAGGAACTATTTTACCTTTCTTTTCCTCATATACAAATATAATCCTTGATGTTAATCCACCACCTATTGCATCACGAGGCATAGTTGTTTGTAATAACTCAGGTGTAGTAGCTCCAATTAGATTAACCCATACTCCTACTATATCATCCGTTCCCATATTCTTTGTACGATATGTCCATCTATCACGGCAATCATACCAATCAGTTAAATCAGATAACAATGCACTATTATTATATCCTAGGAATACAGTTAATTCAGGACTTACAACTGTTAGACTTGCATGTAAATGCATACTACCATCATCAGGGTCTACCTGAGTTGCATTACTATTCTTTAGTTCTCTAATTAATGCCTCTCTTGTTACTGATTCAGCTGCTAATTTAACACCCAATGTTCTTAGCATTTTCATACCAGGACCCATAGCAGTACTCTTACGAGCCTTACCACTAGGACCACATAATACAATATACATATTAGGATAGAATACCATAGGTCCCCAATCTAAATAACATTTACGTTGTAGTACTGAGGCTATTGTTGATATCGCTACCCACATCTTATATTGGTCAGGTGGTTCAGTATTATCTACATACTGCATATATGCGCTTATCCAATCTTTAAGCTTTCTTGCCATCCTTCAACCTCCCATATGCTTCCTCTAGGTCCTCTGACACTATAAGGTCCACACTTATTGTATCTTTCATATTCAATCCCATCTCACAATCCATAGGTATACTAAACTTAAGTCCATTATATTTAATAGGTTCTTCTAGACTTTGTTTCAGATACATCAACGCATTAAAGTGGTAATCCCACCCTGCCTCTATTGGTATTTGAAATACAATACTATCATGTACTTGATTAAGTATCTCAACTTTACTGAAATGTCTAGTGTTATTATATAAGTATATCATACCTTGTTCATTTATTTTATCAGCGACTGTTGATTGTGGTAAGAAACTATATGCTTCCTTAAACATAGGGTCTGCCCACCTGTCCATAAATAACCTCTGCCTACCAAAACAATTAGTTAAAGTTCTATCTTTTTCTAATTGATTTCTTATAGCAGCTTGGAATTTCCTAACTCCAGGATATGCAGTATGGTATCTATCCACAATGAACTTAGCTTCCTTCTCAGGTATCTCATATATCAATGCAAAAGATTTATAACTGAGGTCATAGTTTAATCCGTGATTTGCTTTCTTTCCCCAAAACCTTTCACTATACTCTCCACTACCTATATCGCAAGACCCTGCATCTCTACTTATTTGTTCCATAGGTTTATTGAATATTAAACCTGCTGTTTGACTATGGATATCTCGTCCACCTTCAAAAGCATTAATCATTGTTTCATCAGGTCCTAAGTATGCAACTATTCTATTCTCTGCTTGAGATAAATCTACATTATATAGTACGTATCCTTTATCTGCTAACATGAATCGTTTCATTATAGGTGGTTGGTTTTGTAGATTAGTACCTGTTCCAAATATTGTTTTACCACTTGATAGTCTACCACTCCTTGTACCTACAGGATTATATGAACATCTTAATCTGTTATCGTCATCAAGTTTAACATCAAGGTAAGTACTCTTTAATTTATTCAAGCCTCTTAACTTTAATAAGATACTTGCTTCCTTATGTCCTTTACGTGCAATACGTTTGAGCGCTTCCTCATTAGTAGATATCTTATGTGTCTTTCTATCTTTGTATGGTTTAAGTCCTTTTGTTATATAAAAGTAATCTTTTAATTGCTTAGGACTATTGAAATTAATTTGGAATCCACAAAGGTCTGTTAGTTCTTTATATAAACTATCTATTTCTTTCTCAACAATTTTACCTTCGCTCTTTAATCCTTCTACATCCATTCTAATTCCATGCTCAGAACAATATACTAAGACTTCTATTAATCCTACTTGTCTAGTATATGTATCAATATTATTTTGCTTTTCCAAATCTTTATATATACTTGGAAATGCTTCCATTAGTACTATACTATCCTTAGCATTATATAACCAAAATGTTCTATCACTACCTCTCCCTGTCTTAATCCTATGCTTACCTTCATCCTTATAGTATCTTTCTTTTGTGTATATACTTGTGATAAAGTCTAATCCTTTGGGAAACTCAGGTAATAGTATTGCTTGACCAACCATAGTGTCATGACATGGACGTGTCCTTATACCATATTTTCTGAACAAAAAAGTAGAATCAAATATTACATTCTGTCCAAGTTTAATTATATCAGGATTTTCAAGTACCTCAGTAATCTTTTTCATTACTTCCATCTCTTGAATTATACTGAAATATTCTTTACCACCTTCTGAGAATGGTATAGATATTACACTTGTTGAATCAACTGCAAATGAAATACAACTCATCTCCATATTAGATACCTCAATATCAAATGCAACCATATCTGCTTCCAAACATTTCTCAAGGTATATCATTGTATCTGTATAACTAGGTGCAATAATATAATTCCTTGCAGGTTCTCTTATCTCAGGGAACTCACTTTCTTCTTTAATTCTTCTCATGTCGTGAGTGATGTAATGTCTATACAAATAATTTCGCATAGCAGATGAAGGATGTATACAACCTATAACTTTCTTTCCTGGCACTAATGTACATTCCAATACAGAACCTCGCCACTTGGTAATACTTCTTTCTCCTGTCAGTACATATAATGCATTTGTACCTAATGCAACAATAACATTACATTCTGTTTTTTCAATCTCTCTTTTAAGTTGTTCAATATATAATTGAGCTTTAACTGATATGTTAGGTATCTTAGTTTTAAGACTTATGAACTGCCTCATATCATTACGATAAGGTTGTTCCTTAATCAAACTAGTTATGTAACATTCAGACCTCGGTATGCCTACCACTCTCATACACTCAAAAAGTAAGTCGCCTGAAGGTCCTGATAGATGTCGTCTTAGTTTAACTTCTTGTGTTCCTGGTGCTTCAGCAACGACACATATAGGACTTCTAGGGTCTCCCTCTGAGCCTACCATAGTAGTAGGTCTTGTATTTACTATCTCCATTGAGACCTCCTGTTAATTGTGGTAATGCAATATATGGGCAGATTTTTTATTGGTTATATGTTGATATACCCAACATAATAAAACCTCCAAAAAACACCCATATATGCAACCATATTTAAAATTAAATGCTTGAGTACTTTCCAAATTCCTGTTCGGAAACCTTTACGATAAAGCTATCTTTGTATTGCTTAGATAATTCAAAACCAAAGCAATCCATTCCCAAATTAGAAGCTGATAGTAATGAATTACCACTACCTAGGAAAGGTACTAATACACGAGCTCCTGTCCAACCAAATGTAGATAGAACATCTTGTATCATTTCTATTGGTCTTTCAGTAGGATGTGTTTTCTTCCCTGCAGCTACAGGCTTATATGAAAATGTGTTACCACTACCTTGTTTAGATATAGTAGGGTTTCCTTTCCTTGCATAGAAAAACATTTCATAATCGTTAGCTAAATACATATGAGGATTCATTGTTTGTCCTGTACCTTTGTACCATATAGCAGGTATCATACGGCATTGAAATCCTGCTTTGGTAATCAACTCATGCATTGTATTAAACCAAGGATGAGGACCAAACCAACATAACATCCAACTATTAGTAGCCATCTTTTTATAACAAGATTTAAATACTTTATCCATAAACTCAACATATTCTTTAGCATCTACCTCATTATAATTACGAGTAATGGTTTCTACATTACCTTCCTTTTTCTTTTGACCCTTTAAGTCAATACCATACGGAGGGTCTAATTCAACTATATCTATAGAACCATCAGGCACAGCTTCAATACCTTTAAAGAAATCTCTAATGATAAAATTATCAACAAGATTCTTTTCTAGCTTTTCAGTAGGTGTACTTGCTTTCTTATCTTTAAATCGTTTAGCAAGTTCTTCTTCAATTAAATCCTTCTGTACTTTCTTAACAAGTTTCATTGCTTCACTTTTATTCTTTGCATTACCAAGCTCAGGTATTTCCTCAATAGCATCTGCGAGTTGTAAGTCTTGTGTTACACCTGCAGGACTTTCATTTAACAAAGCAGCTGTATCTCTTTTAGACCAACCAATCTCTTCAGGTGTTCCTTGTTTCGTAGTTACTTTCTCGCCATATATCTCAGTCTGTAATTCGTGAATCTCTTTTTTAAGTTTAACTTCTTCATCCCACTCAAAGTCTTTACGATATATGTTTTCTGCTAATTCAATAGATTTAACTTGTAGTGAACTTAGGTTTGAATTATATATCCTTACAGGAATCTTTTCAAATCCTGCTTGTGTACAAGCTTCAAACCTTCTACCACCTGCAAGTAGTTTATATCTATGAGCAGGCTCTAGTCCTTCATCAGGATTATACGTTTGTTCCACTACTGCTAATGGTTGTATAAGTCCTTCTTGTTGTATAGATGCTACGAGTTCATCAATATCTCCATATTGTTCACGAGCTCTATCTTCTACTAATAAGTCATTAATTGATATTTGTTTTAGTTTCATTTATCTCCTCCCAATTCGGCTAATAGTTTTGCAACATCATCAGCGCTCATATTTTTAGTAAGACCTTTAACATTAATCTTCTTACTTTTCCTAGCGCTCTTCGCTTTGGCAGGTGTCCTTCTTTTACTTCTAACATCTTTAAGTGCTTCCATTAATTCTTCATCACTCATTTCACTAAGTGATTTCTTCAGGTTGTCAATCGTAGCCATTATTTCTCCTTCTTAGTTAAACTAGAATAATCTTCTAGTGATACTTTTTTATGTAATATAGCACCCAATACTTCAGTGCCATGAGTTTCTAATAGTCTGATGAGGTCATCTATTATTATTGCGAATACCTGACCTTTAACACCCCAAGGAATCAATGCTTGTAACTTCTTATACTGCTCATCATCTATATTAATTGATAGACGAGGTCTCCAATCGTTAGCCATTTTTCTCCTAGGTTGTGAAAGGGAGAGACAAGAGGTACTATCAAGGCTCTTCACGATAGTAGTCGTGTTGTGAGGAGTCCCTCCCTTTCTATTTTATTTAGTTACTTCCCTTGTACGAATCTTCTCACACGATTTTGGATACCATACTCTCCACCATCTTCTTCAACTACAAGAGCCCAACCATTAGCACCGACCAAATCTTCAGTCTCTACTCCGTTGGCATAGTCAATAGAGAATGCTTCGTAAAAAGTTTTCAATCCTCTTAGTCGACTATTTTTTCTTTTATCATCATCATCATCTGCAGGTAACATAAGTATATGTGTGATACCTTTTGAATCAGATTCAGATGGAAGCTCTAATCTTATATTAAGATATTGTCCTCCTGTTTTTGCTGAGGTTTTCATTTCAGCAGCGACAACACGAACTTCATACTCTCCCTCAGGAACAGTCGCAAGTTCTTTTACGTTGTCTAGGTTGTATTGTAATAGACTCATTAGTCTACCTCCTTCGTTTTAGGTTACTTAATTAATGGTTTATCATCACTCGGCAATCCTGACTTTTTAAGTAATGCTTTGATATTAGGTTCTTCATATGTTTCAAAGATATCCCCTTTTCCAAGCCTAGTCCTTGCTTTGTAGACACCATCATTTCTAGTTATTAGTTTGTACTCTACACCCTTAGCTGTTTGTTTGGAAACTGCTACATATATCTCATCAAACAGTAACGGCATTTTAATAGCACTCTTACCTGCAATCATAATAGATGAATGCATTCTACCTGACACCTCGTCTTTATCTAAAGAGATATGTCCTGTTAGTATACAATCACAAGGCAAATTAGTAAATGCTTTTATTGTATCTCTAACTGTATTTTGTTGTACAAGGTAGTCTTGAATTTGAGGTATAGTTCCTTGCCTCCCATTCTTACGTAGTATTTCATTCATCATAGCGTCTGACCAAGTAGTCGCACTATCAATTACGAAAGTTCCAATAGACTCAAAGAACTTAGTCCTCCTTAATCTATCAAACTCTTTCTCCCAAGAACTAAATGCACTTGGGGATTTAGCGTCTTCATTCTCATACCTAGTATCAGCGATAACAGAACCTGTTTCTATCTCATCCCTAATAGTCTTCGTTCCACCTGGGTCAAACGAATGCACGAGTACGGGTTGTCGGCAGGTTTTAAGGATGTGTGTTTTACCTGTTCCGATATCTCCATATACTATAGCGTTGAATGTTCCACTAGTTTTTGACTCTTTATATAGTTTACGAAGCTTTTGTATTTCTTCGCTCACGTTTATTTCATTAGCCATTGTCCTTCTCCTTCCCATATTCTTTTTCCATCTGCTCTCTATCTCTCTTCTCAGTATAATCATCTAATAGAATCATATAAAATAAATGATAAGCTGTCATTGCAGTTGTAGATAATTCATCCCACTTGTATCTTTTAAAATATTCATTAAAGAAATTTAACCATTCATGAGGTTGACTCTTTTGACTATAACGACTTTGCTTAGCCATGTTGAAAGGATACCCTTCTAAATCTTTATCACTATGATTAGACTTTGTAACGTCATTAGGTATACTGAATCCTCCACAATCTTTACATAAGTTATATACTAAATCATAATCTTTTGTAGGTACATCTTTCTTACATCTAGGGCATTTACTTTTTGACATCTTTATCTCCTAAATTAACTTGTTTTTTATCTTCATCTCTATCGGCAGGATTCCACCTATCTATTACAAATCCTAAAGGAGGCTCGTCAGCTCTTTGCAATGGGTTAGGCCACATTTTACAAAAGTCCTGATACATACAACCAAAGTACTTAGTACAACTTTGAGTATTCATTGGAAATGCAGTCATCACTTCATCATCTTCAGTACACTTATCAAGTTCCTCAAAGTTCCAATCTAACATATCCATAAAATGTAGTACATTCCACCACCAAGCCTTCATCATCTCAGGAGATTTACGTACAGGTACTCGTATGTAATCATTACCATTCTTACGGAATATAACACCATTAACTATAACACCATAAACATCATTAGGGTCATACATCATATGAAGTGCATGAGTATATAAACTGACTTGCATACTTAGACTCCATTGATTAGACCAAGTTGATGTTAATCGTGAAGCAGTCTTATGTTCCAATACATAGATACCTTTTTCATCTTTACATACAGCATCTAATCTAAAGTGCATATTCCTATTCTCATCAATAGGTACTTTACCTGCAACTTCAGTATGTAATACTTCAAAGTCATCTTGTGAGTATCTATGACAATATTCTACCAATGCAGGTATCACAGCTTCAGGACTTTTAGGGAAATACTTTTGGTCTTCTGTTTCATCAAAATGTTCTCTATAATATTTAAGGCATACTTCATAAGCCTCTCTTATAGAATCAGTACCATACCCATCTCTTAATATATGCTCCATGCTTCTATGCCAACCTTCACCAAATATTAGATGTATATTAGAGCCACTATGCGACCAACCTAATACATACCTATAAAAGTATTGACGAGGGCAATCCATAAAGCATTGTAACTTACTAGCATCTGTAATTCCATGAGTTACGTGTTGCTCAATAACATTAGCTATTTTCTTTTTGCTCATTATTACTCCTTATATACGTTTCCAACATTAGATTTGTTATTCCATTTTCTTCTATAATATTCTTTACTCTATCTGCTTCTTCCATCTCTTCAAAATCAGTGAATGGCTTACCATTTAATAGTTCGTCTAGTACTATTTTTCTTTCGGCATACTTACCACTTTTAAATAACAATAGATTTAACCTTCCGTGTATATGAGCAAACATACTGCAAGCTACACAAGCCATTGTTGTTAATCCTGTTATAAGTATATAGTCATTCGGCATACTTTCGCTAAGAAATGGAGCGAATTGTCTGTACATATTGGTAACTGCATATCTATTTAAACTACCTTCAGATAGGTATACAATCTCTCCAAAATGTAATGCACCTGTAAAGTCGTGCCCTCCTTTATTTACTACAAACACCTTATTTTTATTTGTCATTTTTCTCTCCTGCTTTGTTCATATTTTGAACATAGCTATCTTGTTTTTTATGTTTCAAATCCACTATCACAGGAAACCTCGGTATCTTCCTATCTTTTGTTAGTTCTTGATATTTAACAATAGCTCTATGTTGATGTAGCATAAGTTCATTACGTTTATTCCACCAATCTTCACGTGCTTGTCTAGTTAGATAAGGTCCTGTGCCTACATTGAATAGTTCCCCACTCTTATCACATTTACATATAAAAGAACCAATAGCTTCTTTAGGTTGCCCTGTGATTGCTACTTCCTGATTATATCCAATGACTGTGTATGTATCAGATTTAGTTGGTTTGTACTTTAACATCTTTACCGACCTCCCACCTTTATACATAGCATCTCTATCTCTAATGATAACACCTTCATATCCTTGTTGCATACATTTGTGTAAGCAGTCTGCAATCTCATCTTTAGTCATACATATGTAACTTGGTACTAATTTTAATACCCTTTTATGTTTAAGAGGAGTGTTCTTTAAAAAATGAGTCAGACTACTTACACGAGCAGATTGGGGTAGAGGCTCATTATGTATGCAATCAAAGATATGATATTCCATTTTAAGATAATCTTCGTGTAGGTTTTTTGTACGTTTTGATATACTTACTATCTCTTGAAAGTTCATTCCGTGTACATATAACTCTCCATCTAGTACACATATGTCATTTGTACTATCAACGACACTAAATAGAGCTTTCAACGATTTATTAATATGAGGTACAGATTCAATAATATTTCCTTGTGATGATGTCAATACTATCTCGCCTTCATGTATAAAGGTCATACATCTTATACCATCTAATTTAGGTTGTACGACAAAAGGACGTTTCATTCTTTCTAACTTACCTGTGTCGTATGGGTAAGCTAACATTATGTGCTTACTTCTAGCCATTATTTACCTCGTTTCTTATCTATCATTTGTTGTATGATTCTATCTACTGCCTCTTCATTATCATACCATTCAAGATATGATTTCTTCCACTTATTTACTAACTGAAGGAAATCGCTCCTACCAAAGTTATTTAATAACCAATAAGCACCTGCAAGTAATTTCTCCCAATCATCAAGTATCATCTGCTTACCATCTATTGTCATTGTTAAGTCAGCGATACGAGCCTCGTTCTCCCAATTCTCTTTACCACCTGCTCTTTCTATATCAGCACTAACATCATAATCTTTGCTCATTTATCTCCCCTTTCATAAGCTTGCATATGTTTCAATTCATTACCTTCAATACTCTTTTGAATGTAGATTTGTTGTTGATGACTAAGCCACATTCTCCAAGCTTTTAATGCAAACCAACCAAGAGTGATTAGTAATGCTAAAGCTGTGAATCCACCAATTATAGATTCTATTGTTTGATAGTATATTACGTCCATTATTTCTCCTTATTTGTCTTGTTCTTTTACGATAGCCAAAGTGATGTCTCTCATCATTTCATTAGCTATCCGTTCTCTTACTGCTATTGATTGTAGATTACATTGTCTGTAATCCCAAAGTGTTCTTTTTAATAGTTTAACTAATTGTTCTTGTGTCATTTCTCTTAAAGCCATTCAATATCGCCTTGACCTGTATTTATTAGTCCCCATTGTAATTTCTCATACACATCTTCATATTGTCCTTCTATCATAACTTCGTGTACTTTACTCTTTTCATAGAATTTTATATTCAATCTCATAATATTAGAAATATAACTATAATGTATTTCAACAACAAAGTTAGGTTTCTCTATAACTGCTGTCTTTGTTTTTGAAGCTATAAATGCGTCTATTGATTTAGAACATTTAATACATTTATTAGCTTTCCAATTCCACTTATCTTTCTCTGTTGGCTTTTTACAAGTGAAACAAAACTTATACCCTAATTTACTTAATGACTTGAGTGCTTGAATCTCATCTTTAGTTCTTTCCATCTTTGTCATCTTCAGTCTCCCATAACTTTAGTTGTTTGCTATAATTAAATTCTTCACTATTTAATATCTTTGCAACTTCATCATTCTTAACTAAATGTTGCAATAAACCTAAACTTGTAAGTATTAGTAATTTATATGACCTAAGACGTTCCTCACTTGGAACACCTTTATCCAATATTATTCTTGTTAGTTGGTATATCTGCCCATGTCCATAATCAGGACCTGAGTTTTCTAGTGTTTCACAAAGTCCTAAATAAGTAGCTTCCTCATGTTGTATTTCACCTGATGAAATTACTAGCTTTTTAAAGTCATTGTGTAACTTATTAAATCTATCTGTCATTAGTTGTCTCCTAGTTGAATGTGGTGGTAATTAGCACACAAAAGAGGGAGGCGATTAAACCTCCCTATTCTGCATCCGACAAGAAAAACATAACCACTTTAACCTATTTTGTCATTTTGCTTTTCTTCGTATTTGGTCTTAGCCCAATGAAGCTTTAAGATGCTTAATAAGCTCTTTTTGTGCTTCAGCGTCCATGCTACCAAATTTCTTTTTGATTGCTCCAACAGGGTCTTTAGTTCTTCTAGTAACAACTCCTGGTTTCCAATCAGCCATTTTAGCTTGGATGTCTTCATCACTTGCACCTGCTTCTAAATGTCGTCTCATATTAGCTTGAGCAGTGATTGTAGCAGATTTTACGAAACCTGCAAAAACTACATCAGCACCAAATAATTCAACAGCTGCGTTTACGTCATCTCCGAAGTCGTAATCAACAGTAGCTGTGTTATCATTTTTTGTTGCTTTGATTGATACGTTAGCCATAACTTGTATCTCCTTCTTTGTTATTCGTTTTTAGTTAATCAATGAGTACGTCTCATTAATTCTGTATTTCAAAAAGCATTAAAATTCTGTATTATAATATACGAATAAAATATAATATAAAGCAACAAGTTTTTAAAAATATATTGACTCGTTAATCCTTTTGGTCTCGTTGCATTTGTTCAAACATCTTCATAGCCTCTTTTGCTTCAGGACTATCCACTGCTATTTGAGGACCTTTAATTTGGTCTGCCTCAAGTGTTTCTTTCTGTATTTGTTTTAAATATGTTCTACGATTTCGTTGCCCACTTCTTGATTCGCCTCCCATACTAAATCCTAGTCGCTCTAATTCTTGTACTCCCTTGATAGTATCAGTTGTTTGGTCAATTAACTTATTCATAACTAGTACATCTGCGAATGCTCCGACTACTTCACTAATCAAAGCAGATTTAGATGGTGGTAGATTTCCAACTAGTTGCAGGTATCTAGCGATTGTTGCTAAATCTCTAATATCAACTCTACCTTCAATTACACACGTCTTAGGTTTATTCAATTTATAGTACCTCTTTAATTTGACAGGATTATAATTTACACACAATTTACATTATAGACAAGCCACCATTTACCACAAACAGATTTAGATATGCCCACCATAGCAACAAGCACAATAGCGGAAACAGGAAATAAGCCAATGCCTTCAATGTCTCAAGCACTTTGTTCATTTTTTGAATATAGCACTCTTAAATCCCATAGAACTATTCTCATCCCAACAATGTAGGCATATCAATTTCTTCCTCTTACCTTCATACCATAATGTACTTGGTGTTCGGTCGTTATCAAAGGTGTGTTCGCATTGTTCACATCTATATATGCTCATTATTTAGTCCTTTTGATTGTACAAGTATCATGTGATGTCTGAAAGGATACAAACTCGCCCTTCCTTAACATAACAACTGCTTTTGTCCTATGATAATCAAAGAAACCTCCACAAATATAATTAGCGTGTAGTATTTCTTTTAATCCACCTTCTACTTTATATCCGTCCATCTCGTATTCAGGTTGTTCTTCTATATGTGGTATTGGTATGAAAGTACATAAATGTAATTCATCTCCTATTCTCCACCTAACAGGCTCAGGTTGTTCAACGGAGTATAACATATGATTACACCTATCATCTTCGCACACCCATCTGTGCATTTCAGCCATAATTGCTCCTTAATATGATTTAAAGTTATTTATTGTTATTGGTACACCTTTGTATACACTTTTGTTCTTTATTGCATCTTTATGTAGTTTATGAACGTCAGTTATGAGCGTACCTCTCAAATGGTCAAGCTCGTGTTGAAATACCTCGCCTTCAAATTCAGTGAAGTGTCCCTTATTTTTATGTATTTGCTTCCACGTCCATTTACCTCTTTGTAAGTCATCCCAATCAAGATATGTTAATGATAAAGTTTCAAACCTTAACACTTTAATATCTTTATGTTTCTTCTTAGGCAATGATAAACAACCTTCCTTTGCAAAATAATGAAGTGATGATATTCCTATTGTAGGTTCTGTGAATACCTCCCACTCTCCATTAAGTTTAGCAACGAATTGTCTAACGTACTCATGCCCTATTTGGTTACAAGCTAATCCTACACAACCTCGTTTTAAGTTTTCATAGTACTTTGCATTAAATAGAAGTTCTCTGCCTGTATCTGTACACAAGGCTGTATACTCATCCTTCTCATTTAATGTTTCAATAGTCTCTTTATGAGGAAACTTCCAACCTTCACATCTTGTCCTTAAATAATTAAGACTAATTGATGTCCTATCAGTTACTATGTTCTTAATGCGAGATTTGAGATAGCCAGTACCATCTTTTAATGGTCTTCGTCCCATTTTATCTCCTTATTTAATCAAGTAAGTCCATATAAATATCTGCATAGTATTGTCTAAACCAATTTAATCCTTGTTGCATTATAGTATAGTGTCCAATCATTTCAGCACCTCTAATTGTAGAGTATACTGCTTCTTGTATTGGTGTCAGTTCTCTTTCTACACCTGTATATGGATTCTTTACTACAACATTGTGTTCTGCTAACATCATATCAGACCACTTCCAACCTTTAGGTAATGGTATGTCTTTACTCATCAAAGCCTCCCATCATAGCCCAAGGTATTAATACCACATACATTGCTACTAATGGATACCACATTAAACCTCTACTCATATGATTTAATACTAGTACAGTCCATAATATCAATATCACTATAGGAAATGATTTTATTACTTGTTTCATAATAGTACCTCGTTTGTTAATTAATGATATTCTACTAAATATCGTTATTATAATATAATATATAAATATGACAATTCCAAACATTATTTCATTAGTACAAAAATATATGCACTCGCACGTATGCTATGTATGTATTGTAGGCTATCCCAATGTGTTGATAATATTGTTGGAAATAGTACGTATTTATTATTTATTTTTTCTTATTTTTTTTTAAAGACAGTTACATACCACTACACCATGACTATTTTTAATTTATGGACATTTAGGTAGCCTACACTCCCTACAAACCTACATTAATTAGTTGTGTTGTCAGCAAGGTGCGCGTCGGTAGTACATTGCCCCCGTAGTTCTATATTCAAATTTTGAACAAAGCGTAAAAAAACCTCAGGCAGTGGTGTCTGTTTACCTGAGGTTTCTTTATTTCCTTATTTAGTTATTGTTTCCGTTAGTTTATCAAGTAATTCCTGCTTTTGTTCGTCAGTCATTTTACCAAAAGTTTTCATTACTTTTTCAGTGGAACTCATTCGTGTACGTTCTGATTTTGGTGTAACAGGCACAACATAATCAGTTTTATTTGCTTCCATGAATGATTTGCCTAATTGACGTAATTTACGTTGTTCATCAATTACGATAGTTCGCATTGCTTTATTTATTAAATCATCAACAGTAAGATTTGATAAATCAAACGTAATTTCCATTTCCACTGGACTTTTGTCGTCAGCTGTAACTTTCGTTGCAACTGTTTTTACTTTGTTAATTCCCACCAATTTAACGTCCATTGGTAGTGTTGAGTTTGCATTATTTTTAAGTGATTCAATCACTTTTGACTTACTCATTTATTTAACTTTCCGACACCACGATTTCAAATAACAACGTATATTACATTACATAACTAATACGTGTCAAGCTTTTTTTTAATTATTTTTTACTCACGTCATATAAATACGTGTTTTAATTATATATGTTGTCAAATTTACACACGTATAAAAAATAAAAAGTCGCACGATTTATGGGGGTACACTTTCGGGAATCAATCGCCATATACTAATACACTGACGGAACTATATTACGGATAGTTTTTATAATACCACCAATTTCCACAATTGCTTACTACTGTGTTCACAATTTGAACAAAGCAATAGTATTTGTGGTAAATTGTTCCTTGTGCAGTAAATAATTAAATTGTATATTATAATACTCAGAAGTACTTGTCAATATAAATAACACATTTAGGAGAACTACCAATGGCGAAAGTTTGGGATGCTAAGAAATTATGTTATGTATTAACTCATAACGTGCCTGTAAAGAAAACAATTAAAGCTAAAGTCGCTGAAGAAACATTAGAAGCGAAGAATGATAATTTAGCTAATCCTACTGAGGATTGGACTAAGAAAAGAATTATAGATTGGTGTAAAGATAATAACATTAACTCAATTAATTCAGGAGATACAAAATCTGATTTACTAGATAAGATTGCTGAAGCTAGTGAATGAAATCAGAAAATGAGACAATCAGAGAACGTAAGATAGAAAGAAGGTTGTCTATTATTATCGGCTTATGGATTGCTGATAAAGTTATTATGTTGTTATTATTAGAATTATTTAAATGAGGTAACAATGGCTTATAAAAAGAAAGTAATTAAAAAGAAAAAGAAACCTGCAAAGAAAAAGAGGAAAACTAAGTATGGCAAAACTTCCTACAAATAAAAGAAAATATCAGTTAAAGGAGATGTGGGATAGACATCACGAGATTAACAGAAGATTGCTTCTCGGACAAAAGTCCAAAGAGATAGCTAAAGAGTTGGGCATTACTGAAGCTACAGTATCATACACTAAAAATAGTAAATTAGCTCAGAAGGAGTTAAATATTATGAAAGTAGCAAGAGACGCTGACACGATAGATGTCGCACGTCAAATCAGGGAAATAGCACCTCAAGCTCTAGAGGTCCTAGAAAATATAATGAATGATGAGGAAACTGCTGAAACATTAAAGGCTAAAGTCGCCACAGACTTATTGGACAGAGCTGGTTATTCTCCTCCTAAGAAAGTCATAGGTGCTATTGCCCATCAACACTTTAGTAAAGAGGATATAAGTAAGATAAAACAAAGAGCATTAAAAGTTGGTATTGATACTGGTAATGTAGTGGATGTTAAAGATGTATAGATTTGGAAGGAAGTCAAGAGAACAATTATCAACCTGTCATAAAGATTTACAAGATTTATTTAATGAAGTAATAAAGTACGTTGATTGTTCCGTACTAGAAGGACATAGAGATGAAAGAACACAAAATAAATATTATAAGGAAGGTAGGACTAAAGTTCAGTTTCCTATGGGTCGTCATAACACTAAACCTTCTCTCGCTGTTGATGTCACTCCTTACCCAGTTGATTGGAATGATAGAGAAAGGCAAACGCTATTTGCAGGATTCGTGCTCGGACTTGCTAGAGGAATGGGAATTGAGTTAAGATGGGGTGGCGATTGGAATAGAAATTTTAAAGTCAAAGATAATAAGTTTGATGATTTTCCACACTTTGAGTTAAGAATAAAATAAAGGAGAAAGAATAGTATGGCAAATATTGCTAATCAATTCACTGGCTTACCTATAGAGAATCTAATATCAGCACCATTGTTAGCTGCTGCTAATGGTCAAAAAGCGTTAGCTGCGACTACAGCACAGTTTATAACTGAAGTTGGTATGGATGATAAAGGTAACACAAAATCTGTTAAGTTTCAATATGAGGACGGCACAGAAGCAGTAGCATTAGATGTACCATTATTATCTATTATTAATATACCTAGTTTGTGTGTTGATACAATAGATGTTAATTTTGATATGGAAGTATCTACTCAAACTGCTAGTAAGTCTTCAACAGATTCATCTGCAGAGTTAAGTGTAAAAGCTGGATTCGGTTGTTGGAGTGCTTCGTTTACAGGTAAGGTATCACATCATTCTGAGAATAGTAGGAAGTCTGATACGTCTGCAAAGTATTCTGTTGCAGTACATGGTAAACAAGAGAAGCCTGAAGGATTAATGAAAGTATTAGATATGCTTAATAATTCTATAGGAAAGACTAAAGGAAGTGGAAGTGACGACAAGAAGTAAGGACGTCAAAAAAGGTAATTTCCTAGACCATCTTACAAAGGGTCTTTATGACGCTGTTGTTCAAGCACAAGCATTGGCTGAGAATCAACATATAGAGGCCCTAGGTAAATATATAAATAAAGATGGTACTCCTAAATGTTTGAAGATGATAGTGGAAGGTAATGAAGTAAATGTGCCTCTAGCCACGTTAGCTCCACAAAGTTCTATTAAGATTAAAGAATTAACAATGGAACTTAAAGTGCGAATATCTAATTATGGTAAAAGAAAGTCTAAACTTGGTGGAGGCATTTTCAGTAAAGGAGATGCAGGTGCAATTAGTGTAGATTTAGGAAGTTCTATATTTCCTAAAAAGAATCATTATGCTAATTTAAAAATTACGTTTGAAGGTACTGACCCTCCAGAAGGTTTAGTAAGGTTAAATAATAATTTAATAAGGCAGATACCATAATGGATTGGTTAAAGATATTAGATACATATGGTGTTTCTGTTGTAGTAGCAATAGCTTTCGGTTATTTTATATGGAAGCAAAATAGATTTATACAGAACGATTTAAC